CCGATGGGTTAGAGCCAAAAAACATCACCAAATCACCATCCATATTCACATACGGATAGGCGGTGTCTTCTGCGATGCAGAAAATGGTTAGTAATTGCTCTTCAGTCCAGCCAGCATGACGAAGGATACGAATCAAAACTTGAAACGCAGCCAAAATCATTTGCGGCGACATCTTCTTGTCGAACTTGCCATAGTCTCCAGCAATGAGTTGGTCTAAGCCAAAGGCCACCAGATACTCGCGATACTGCTCCCACTGAAGGGATTGTACAACACATCCTGGTGATGCCTCGAACACAAACGGGTTCTCCTGGATCACTTTGACAACAGCGAGGAGCTGTTCACGCACAACAACAGACCAATCTGCTGGGGCTCCGGTAAAAACTCGGACTTTGCCCTCAGCAATTTTCTTAAGTGCTCGAACTTCATCCTTCAACTGTCCCGAGAAGATCGGATTAGCACGCTCTCCACGAGCATACTTTTCACGAATTAACTGACTACGTGCTGCAACCTCAGGCTTAAACTTCTTTTTGAGTCCCTCACCTGAGTTCTCCATCCAGAATTTCTTGCTCTGACAATACGGTTCACCCATGGAAGAATTGAAATTCATCTTATCGATAAACTTCACGCCATCAATCCCATTGATTGCAGCATCTTCACTGATCACCTGAAGGGAAGCCAATGCCTCCTCCGATAATCCTCCAAGGATGTCATCAGAAAAGCTGGCAATAGCTTGCTTGAGAATGTGGGAATCAATAGCTCCATGGTCCTGCTTCACAACATCTGTGTATGCATGGTTCCACGGACGCCAATCCGCCATGTCGGGCTTTCCGACTTCAAGTTGCCACTTGCGCTCCTCTTTGATTTGATCACCAAGATAGGTCGCACCCACGCGTGAGCGGGATTTAACTTTATACTCATCAATCGAACCAAAAACAGCCAATGACCCGTCCGAAATCCATCGGATGGGGGCACGCTGTCGAAGATTCACAAGGGTCTTCTGTTTGGAGACTGCTGACAATTCAGCAACTCCACATTGCACGATGGGACGATCAAAATGCTGAATAGCTTTCTGAACATCCTCATACCGAGTCTCAACGGCAAAAATCTGGTTACGCGTACCGCCAAGGCGGTGCATACCAAGAATAACCGTATGAGGCTTGTGTGCAACCATCACGGATCCACAATCTCCATTGATCGTGTCCACTTGTACAATGCCATGCCAGTACTTAAAAGTGCGCTTGTCATGCTCACAATACGCTTCAGTACGGTGAACCGCACTAATAGGCATGCATCTTGGATGAGTCGATCGC